ACCATGATCCGCCTTGTAGTACTTCATTCGTATCGCTTCAAATCCATAATTTTCCGGCATTTGAATCTGCGACATCTTGCAGTCATATGCATACCTATTAACATAGTGTTCAAACACTTCCATCAAGAAAGCGATCTCTGCCTCGAATATGCTGTTGTGGTTTGGTAAATTGATTTGATTGAATATAAAAGTTTCGTTATCATGATACTCCCAACAATCTGGGTTTGCATGAAACTTCTCAATCAGGTGATTACAGTATTCCTCAGGAATTACGTTATCATATATTTTTACATACTTAAAAAGTGCTTCATTCATTTGTATACTACTAGATCTAAATCCTTATCAAGAATATCAAAAACGATATCTGTCATTTCACGAGTTGGGTCTAATCTCAAGTAAGCAAAAACTCTGTCCATAAAAATGAGCTCTTTATTGTTTTTGCTAGCAATCTCTAGACCTTCAAGAAATGTTTCGATATCATATGGATTTTCATAGAATATCTTCTTTTTGAAGTTCTCTTTGTTTATTTGTTGTGACATTGCCTTCCTTTTCGTAAATCTCTTGCAAGACGCTATGAAAGGCTCCGATGTTAGAATTGTTGTGGATACGATATGTCTTTACATCAAATTTCTGAGGTAGAACATATTGTTGATGAACCGGCGTTCTAAATTCATTCACATATTCGTGAATTAGGTTACCGTCAAAATAGCGTCGTGAATCTGTGGAATAGTCGCACCCTTCTCGTGTGAGTTGAACGAGTACGAAATTATCGGAACCAACTTTATTTATAACTGGTACCAACTCATCGATGAAGCCGCCATCTGAGATGCAATAGTCCTTACCATTTACAATCTCATCAGCAACTGCTTTACCGAAATAGTCTAAACCACGTTTAGGTTTTATCACTTCTTCAGACACATATATCATTGCTTCACGAACAGACATATGACCTAATAGAGCAGAAGGAACTTCTTTTTCAGCTCGGTTGTCATACCTATCCATGAACCAAGATTCTTGAACATCAAAATATTTAATTGTTTCTTTATACAACTGATACTTAAACGAAAGGTGTTTAAAACCCTTCGCCTTAAAAAAAGCTGCAGCCTCGTCTTTACCGGCACGAGGAGGGCCGTTGAAAAGTATAATCATGCAAAGCTATCCGACACAATCTTCATAATATCATCAGAGAAGGCATTTTTCCACTCTTGCGGAGTCATCCCTGATAAAATAAATTCACGATCTTCTTGCCCAAGATAAGGAGCAAGCTCTGTAAGACTGCCGTATCCAGCTTGATACTCAGCATAGTCTCTAGGGTCGATGTTGATATTGCGAGTACGCTCAACACCTGAGAACACGGATTTGCGCTTAATAATCATAGTTTTACCTTTCACTTAATATAATTATATATTACACCAGTTGCGCTTTTTTGTCAACTTTTTTTAGTGATTGAACATGAGAACGATGTATCTTTACTTGAAGTATGCCGTTATAGTACTCGTCGTTTAGCAATACTTCTCTTTCCATTTGTTCTTTCAATTCGAGGTAACTCATCTCGCCTTTACTCTTACACAGATGTAAGATTTCGCGTTTAAAGTTGTCTCGTCCATGCTCTTCCACTAAAGCGTTAACTTCTTCTGAAGAACCAAAATAGTCTTGCCAATTAGACTCAACGATCTTAGTTCTACGTCTTGTTTTACCTTTGAGAGGAGGAAGTCTGCGTTTAGAAATAAGCGTCTTCTTACCAACGTATTTCTTGTTGTCAGATAAGTTTGTAATCAAGTACACGAATCCGACATAGTCTTCAATCATCTCAGAGGTAAATTCCTCTCCATTATAATACCACATATAAAAATAGTCCAATATTGTTTTAATGGACTATTTATTGGACTTATTAGACTATTTGTTAAGCATTCTCATGCAAGTAAATACAGAATTTTCATTTAAGCAATCAGACCAAACGTGGTATGTGTAGATAGAGATACCACCTATGATTACGACGATACCTACTACTTGTAAAAGCTCTTTCATTTCATTTTTCCATTTCTTGACTTAATTCAAACAGTTCATCAAGCGCCTCTGCCCGTGGATCTTTAATCTCTTCAAAGCTTTCTTCAATATACCGCATATTGTATTGAGAAGGATAATGCTTGAGTAATCTACGAGCTTCTTCACGAATAGCTTTTGGCACTCGAGGAGAGTGACTAGGAATACATAGTTTTAAAAGAAACTTTTCAGTGTTTAAGACTGCGTTTGTTCTTTCAATAGGTAACGTCATATCACCTCCGCATATTTGCTATGTCTTTTGCTTCGTCTGTTCCTCGCATAATCGGAACGAGATTGGACTTATGCATGACGCCGATACCGACGAGGAGATCGCCTGTGTATTGCTGGGGTTCTTTTCTGGCAGTCGATCCTGTAGGTATTGTGTCCGACGTCTTGAGGCTTGGATAGCTCTTTGTGTCGCGGACATTCGGTTTGGCTGGCGCATAGTCTAACTCCTTTTTCTTCCTCTTGAGATTTCCAGATATGTAATCCACATAATCTTGTAATTCGTCAAATTGAAGACTATGCATATTCTTACGACGCATGTCTTTGTTGTACTGTCGCCACTCAATCTCAACCTTTTTCATATCAAGCTTCTTACGCTTTTTATGAGATTTACCGTGGACCTGAACACCTTTAATCATGTGCATCGACATAAGCTTACACCTTTCATCATCATATAAGTATATACTATACTAAACTAAAACAAATGTCAACCCTTTAATGCAAAAATTTTAGTCTAGCCTCTAATTCATCTATATCTTGTATATAGTAGCCATCCATCCAAATTTGTGGTACCCATCGAGCTTCTTTTTGAAGTCTCTCGTTAAGCTCAGTTCTGTACTTAGTGTACTCAACATTTTTGTACTCGTATTCGCGCTTATTCTTACGAGCAATTTCTACTGCTTTCTTGCAGTTTGGGCAGTTCTTTTTTCCGTAAATTTCAATCATGGGTAATCCACTATAAAGGCGCCATCTGTATGAGACATAGCGAGATGCATTTCATTAAACTGTTTTGGTGTCATTTGAATGACTGAAAATCTTTGCATTTCTTCAAACCATTGTCTTATATAAACGATATCATCATACATTAAAACCTGCACATCTTCATATTGGCCCGACTCGTCTAATATGGTTATTGCAGTTTCATCCCAATCAAACTCTGTTGTCCACATCTAATGCTCTTCCCAATATTTTAACAACTCAATATCGCCATCATCGTTTACTTTTGTTTTGATAAACTCATCTTTAATTAAATTATCAATGGTTTCTTCGATGATTCTTGACATGTTCTCTCTCCAGAACATCCAACGACCAAAAAATGTAAATATAACCGCAGTTGCTAATAACCATAAATTCATTGGATCAAAAGAGATTTCTATCATGTGTAACCTTTCAGTATTTCCCAAGTTTCTTCCCATCCACTTACTTGATGGTTAGTTCCTTTTTTGTTTGCATTGGCTAAAGGATAATCATTTCCACCTTTATACATTGCATCCCCAAAGAAAATCACATGATCATCCTCGTTAAAGTCTTCTAGGATCTGAGCTTTGTTTCCACCAGTCCTATGTATATCTATACCAGTTTCACCGCCGATAGTTGCAGTAATTCCATCAAAATCAGAATTAATTTGATAAGCAATACTTTCTCTTTCTCGATGCTCTTTGTCCCAAACAACATATTCAGCTCTTTGCTCCTTAGTTGCACCTCGACCTAAGATACTAAAGTTAATCATACCACGGCGTTCTTCGATATGAGTACCTGTACGAAGAGGGAAACCGCTTGCCTGTAACCAGCCATTCATTAGATCATACAATTCTTTTGGAGGTGTGAACTCTTTTGAGTTAACACGCTTACCTTTAAACCATACATCATTGCCTTGACAGTTGTAAACAGTAACAACACTTTCACAAATCTCATTACCAAGCTGCTCAGCGGTTTTTGGATAATCAGATCCGGTTACAAGATACACTTTTTCTTTTTCAATGAAATTTGAAAACCAAGCTTCAAACTGTGAATCAATTTTACCACGGCTTGGTGTTAAAGTACCATCCACATCAAACACAAATTTTCTCATTCATCTACCTTTATACACCAAACTGTTTCGTTGTCTGCCCAAGGCTCATGAACCGCGGCATAAACTGTTGCCTCGATTTCACATTTCATTCGAGATTCATATAGAACATCAGATACACGAGTATATTTAGTATCGCCACTGGCTAATGCAGTTACAACGTATAAAGCCCAAAGATATTCCATTATTCCCGTCCTGTCCAATGTTTACGATTATGTGCTTTGTTAGTAAGATCAGAAAAGCGATCAGCGATTTTTCTAAGCTCAGAACCTAGAGTGTTGTCTGCTTCTTCCATAATACGAGCAACGTTATGCAAAGTAACAAGCATGTCTTGATCTTGTAAACGGATTTCAGTTGTATCGTAAATATCGTTTACAGCTTCGTAGGAAGGATAGCCTTTTTCAAATACCGGTTCTCTCATTTAATTTCCCTTTCTGCAACCCGTTTACGTAAATCGCTAGACGAGAAGCGGTGGTCGCGTTTGTTGAAATATAGCTGGATACCCCGCTTCTTGCAAATATCCTTGCCCGTGAAATCCTTTTCTTTATACTCATCTCCAAGTATCCTTACATCAATATGATACATAGCTAATATATCACATAAATCATCTTCTGTCAAATAAGGAATGATCTCATCAACGTAAGATACTGCTTTAAGTTGAGTATAGCGTTCAACCACTGTTTGAATAGGTGCATTCTTTTCTTTGCGATCTAAGGCTGGGTTAATTTGTAAACCACAAATCAAATAGTCACATTGTTCTTTTGCTTCACGCAACATTTGAATATGCCCAGCATGCAAAAGGTCGAATGCACTGCATGTAAATCCGACTTTCATTTTCTTCCTCTCACATCTTTATTATAGTTTTGAACTTCTCCGAGAATAGATAGATCACCACCAAGTTGTTCTACAGTTTTTAGTATTGCAGATACATCTTTTGGAAAGCAATGACCTCCATATCCTCTTTCTTTTGTCACTTTTGTATGACTTGTACCTATTCTATCATCTAAAGCCGTATATGTCAACACTTCATTTGCGTCAACACCAGTAGCTTCGCACACGTCATACATTTGATTAAAGAAAGCAACCTTCGCCGCAAGGAAGCTATTCCTAAAGTATTTAGTCAAAATTAAAACTTCGGGATCATGAGTGACTACAGTTGTACCAAGTCTCATACTGAGAATACCAGCCCAGAATGCAGTGTCGCCACCGCCAATATAGGTAAACTCTTGTTTCTTAAAATCTTCCATTGCATGCTCGGCTCTAAGAAACTCTGGTGAAAAGGTAAGCTTTGCCTTAGGATAAGCCCTTTTCATTAATCTCCAGCCTTCTAGAGAGATCGTGGACTTAATTAGAATAGGCACATCAGGAGGTACATCTTCTATGATGGAATACACATTCGACATGCCACAAGATCCATCTGTATCCATTGGTGTACTAACGCATACGATGATGGCATCCATGTCTTTACGCCAATTTCCATATCCTTTATCAGGATCGTAGATATAAGTTTTTACATCTCCGCCTTCAAGAGCAAGAGCATGCGCCATACCTACAAAGCCGTATCCCGCTATTTGTAATTTCATTTATCAAACTCAATAGGGAACGGAGAAGAGATACCAGCAGAATCTTTTTTTTCTTCCCAATCGTGGATATGTTCGAGTTTCTTTTCTTTCGTCCAGTCTTTGAGATAGTCATTATCACGATCAAACAACTGAAGAACACGAGGCTCATCTAAGATAAAAGTATCAACAATTTGCTCACCCATCCAACTCTGAGAAAATTCATTTACTTCTTCGCAAGTTACGGAGTCATTTGCGTATTCAATCAATGTTTTATCATCAAGCTTTACATCGGGAGACATGCCTTGCAAAGCGCTTACAGGAATTGCATATCTCTGCCTGAATTGACTTACTGCGGTTACAACTACGTATCTTTCATTTGACATTACGAGTCTCCAATGCTACGGAGTACCCTTCTTCTATCAAGCCATCATGAAAGAGAAGAGCCTCCTTTTGTTTATCGAAATAATATTCTGCTACAAGATTGTTATCTTTATCCCAAGCTTTTACGAGGTACATATTACTCCCAGCGATAGAAAATGTGAGCGCCAAGACGACCCACTTGCTGTAGATCTTTGGCCCAGTTTGGTTTAACATAAGTAGCGTGGTAGTGTGTTGCACCTTCGGTAATACCACGAAACTTGTTATACTCAAGCATATTGAAAGCAATAAGTTGAGCTTCTTGCCAACGATCTTCGTCTTGAGGATTGTCGGCTTTTCCGTCACAGTACCAAGAGAACTGGCACGCATTACGGACCATTACCATTACATTTGGATCTTTCCAAGAAGGTTTTTGCTTTCCTTGATGTACTACTTCGCAAATTGTGTTAGGGTAACGAGTGTCATTCACGCGGTTCAAAACTACATCGGCAACGCCTGCTTTATCTGCAAGGTTACTACCACGTGCTTCATAATAGATATTAAGTGCTAAACAACGTAACTCTTCTGCTGATGCTCTTTTTTCTACTTCAGCGAATGCTACTGTGATACTACCTAGGATTAGAGATCCTGTTAGGATTGCGGAGATTAGGTTTTTCATTGTACTGCCTCATTGTTATACTATTAATATAGTACTTTTACCAGTGAATGTCAACCCTTTTTTTCAATTAATTTGCAATTTGTTGCAAAACATTTTTCAATCTCCAAACCAATCCTCCTTGAATTGCTTCTTGAGACCATAAAGTTTCATCTTCTACGATTGCGCTTAACGCATCCTTTAGCATCATATTTTCTTGGCGAAGGCCGTTGTTCTCTTCATAGAGTTCGGCCTTCTCCCTTCTTAGTTTTTCTACATCTGCTTTAAGATAAAGCAGTCCTTGTTCAACTCTTCTTTTTGCCACGGTACTTCTCAAAGAATTCGTAATCAGATTTATATATGCGTTTTATAAATTCGATTTGTTCTTTTGAGAAGGTTTCACGAGTGATTTCTTTCACTGTCTCGTTCATGACTTCGTTGATTCCAAAACGATCATTTACTTCTTCTCGTTTAACAACTTCAATCTTCTTAAAACGTTTAGTGTCGACAAATTGACACTGAGGATGGAAGTGGTGAACCTGATGCTGAGATGTTATCTTACTCAGATTCTTAAAGAATAGATCTACCTTTTCTTCTATTTCCAGTTCTTCTAGCTTATATCCTAGAGATGAGAATACATCTTGACCATAAGCATAATAACGTTGTTTTGGTGTCACATAAGCATTAATGCACGAGATGAATCGATCCACGGGATCTGTCCATATCATGATAGGAACACCTGCTTCATCATACTCGTCGTCATCTCTAAACACTTGCTTACGATCTGGGAAGCTTTCCTTAATAGTTACAGAGCAGCTACGAGGTACTTCAAACCAGTATTGTTTTCCATCTAGATTATATAGTAACGGGAAATCTAGCTTTGTACACCAAAAACATCTACACTTATTAAAAGAATATTCACCATTAATATCTTCTTCTGGTAAGAAGAAATCTTTTAGCCACTGCTCCTGAAAGATAAGTTTGGGAAGATCTGCAACAGGGTGTCTTTTAAGAATATGATTCTCATTACCATCAGGAGCCGTTTCTTCTTCAGCAACTCTTTGAGCTTCATATGTTTCAAATCCGCTGAAGCCCTGCTGTTCCATCCATGCAAATTTATCATGTGCATGAGCAAACGAGTGCGCTTTAATTGTTCTTTGTTTGTCATTTCCCATCCAAGCAAAGTGCCAACCCATGTCTTGAATAACAACGTTAGCATGTGTAGGCCATCTTGTTGGAAGTTCAACTGCACCACAGCGCAGACGATTAACTGTCCACTTCATAATTACGTCTTTACGTGCAAAGAACATAGCTTTCCACCAAACAACTGGACCTTTTTCTTTCTTATAATGTATGCGTAGATCAGCACGACCTTGCAAATAAGCAAGAGGAATTTTAATTACAACCTGAGGATTTGCTCGTGCCATTCTTGCAACCCACTTTACATTCTCAGGTTTAATGATCTCGTCGCAGTCGCCATAAATGAAAATGTCGTCGTTATTAAACTGATCCATTACTGACATCACTGCATCTTTCTGTAGACGTTCTCTTGCT